TTCCTGCCTCGCAGGGACACGGTGCCACACATCCACCAAAACTTTCAACATAGTATGGTGTTGCAGTTGGACAGCATCCGCTATCATCTGGTTTACAATCTGTTTGACATCCTCCACCACCACCACAAGGATTGCTAAAGTCTTCGCAACAGTCTGCACCAATACCTTCACCGCAACTGGGACAACCACCATCAAGACATTTAGGAACACACTCACCATCAACACAGCAAGCCGGTTGACCATTAAACTTCGGACAACAACCGCAAATACCAACACAATCTTCTATACCGTCTTCGCAACAAGGAGTCGTTCCGCCTTCGGTACTGCAACAACTAAATTCTGGTTCACAGCACCCACCAAATGCACATTCTGTTAGTGGGTCACAACAGGTAGGACACTCGCCGCAAGGTTCTGTAGTTTCACATTGATATACTTCAAGGTTAATACCATCCGACTCGCATACAACAATGTCTCTACATCCTTCATCACAACATTCTTGTCCTGCTGAACAGGGACATCCTCCAGCACAACATTCTCCACCGGCTCCTGCATCACAGCACCCACCATTGCAACATCTTTCGCCTGGGTCGCAGGGACAGTTGTCCCCACAGCAACCTAAACCATTTCCGTTATCTTCACAGCAATCATCACCGCAGGAAATCGGTCCGTCACAACAAGAACCGTTGAGACAGGCTTCCTCTAGACAACATCCATCACCACCACAACAAACAAATCCTGCTGGGCAACATCCACCTTGGCAGTTTGGACAACCACCGTTGGGGCACATTACGGTACATACATCGTTACAACAAATTTTGCCAGCACCACAATCACATACTCCACCGCAACCAGTTGTACAATCGGCACAAGGCGCACAGGGTGGACAGTTATTACAACCACCACCATTTGCTTGACCATTTGCACAAGGAGTTGTACATTGTCCACCACAGCAAACTTTTCCGTCTTCGCATTCTGCGTCGTTGCCGCAACCAGTTGGAACACAATCTTCTGTGTCCTCACAGGGGAAGTTATCTCCGTAGTAGTTTCCGTTGTAGAATGCACACTGACTTTCTGTTACTTCCAGACAGAAACCATTTACACAACAAGCGCCTTGCGTTCCACCACAAGGACTATTGGGTTCATAACATTCACCATCAATACCAGGCGCGCCAGGAAGACCTTGAGGTCCTTTGCATCCGTCCAGTCCACCATCACCCTTGGGTCCTGGGTCACCCACTACAACAAGTGGCGCACCTTCGCAGTTTGCTATTCTTCCTGTTTCGTCTGTGAACTCTGGGAAAAAGTCAGCGGTGCTTTGTGTGAATTCATCACTAAATTCTTCGTCTTGTATTTGTCTTAAGGCATCACTTAGTGCAGGAGTTGCAAAAAGCGATTTAACAATCGCACCCATAATCGGGTCATTAATCGAATCTGATGTTAGTCGTTGGGCTGCGGCATACTTATCTACAATCTTCTTCGCTTCGCAGTAATTCAAATCGTCTTCGTCAATCAAGTCTTTGAGACATTGAATGAGGCTCGGTAAGAAACTACTAATTACACACTGAGCAACATCCGAAGTACACACGCCTTGTGCAAGACCGACAACACCAGATGTAGTTGAAATTGAACCACAGAAAGATGGTCCTTCTGTGCAATTTCCCCAGAAAGCATTTAGAATTCTATCTAAACAATTGTCTCCCGAACCCATCAAACTATGGAAAACATAAGAAAACTTTTCTTTGTTCTGGCCAGTAACAGATTTCATCGCACTACTGAATGCACCAGCAGTTGATAATCTCTGGAAGAAATTATCGATGTACTCTACACTTGAACCAGATAGTTTGTCAGTATGGAGTTCTAAAACATCTAACCAATACAGAAGAAGTTCTAGTTGATACATTATCTCAACACGTTGCTGTCCAATTAAAGTTGGACAACCACTAATTGGACATTCTACACAACCTCCACCATCATCTGCAACAGCCAATTGAAACCCATTAAAGATGTTGATTTCGTGACGAATTGCTTCACGACATTTTTGAATCTTATCCGAAAGTGGGTTGACCAAACCATCACCAGACATCACCGTATGAATAGCGGCTCTCTGTTCGTTAGAGAGAGCGTCGAATGGTATCTGTACGGTTTCTGGTAGGTTAAATATTGGCATTACAAACTATCCTAGTTTTAGAACAAGTCCCCGACTTCTGGAATATCAGCAACATCTGTGAACTTGGGAATATCGATGTTTGGCATTTGGTTGTTGATATTTGGGGAAAGGTCTGGAAGGGTTCCCAACTGGTCTTGAAGGTCTGCACCCCCTCCTTGGACTTGGGAACACAAATCATCTAGTGGGTTTGATATATTTAGTTGATTTAGTACGTCATCTGCTAATGCTTTTGCTTCATTTTTGAAATCTATGTTTGTAAGTTTATCTGCCACCGAGTCTGGAATGCCAGGAATATCTTGGAGTCCTGTGAACTCTGGTACACCAGTAAACATTGATTTAGGGTCAAGTTTCTCTGGTATCTGTGGAATACCAGAAGCGTTGAGAACATCTTCTAGATTCGGAACACTTGGTAGACTCGCAAGACTCGCAACACCATCAATGTCTTTCAAGAGATTCTTATCACAAAGAGGAGGGCTGGTTACAACTCCCGCCGCATTTCCAAGATTGATAATCGAGTCCGCAGTTGGAATATCTGGGACATCAAACTTTGGTGTGATGTTTCTTGGTAGGTCGCTATATCCTGAATCAAATACCATTTATTTCTCCTTATCCGAAGCCTGGGTGGTTGAGATGAATGTCTGGTCCTGCATTCATATATGTGTTCTTTCCTGATTGTGTTCGGAGTTGTCCGTCAACTCTCAGATTGTAATCACCCGAAACGTAATGTTCAAAGTCGCCATTAACGTGAGTGTAGAAACTTCCGTCTGCAAGTTCCACATTCATATCACCCTTTCCAATCTTCGTATTAATCTCACCTTCATTTACTTCGATATTTAGATTTGCTTTGTTGCCAACGTGAATGTCTAAGTGGTTTCCGTCTTCTTTGTCTGCGTTCACAAAAATCTTACACGCCTTATCCATTGTAACATTTGTCCATCCATCAATGTGGATGCACTCGTTCTTTAGAATCACAGTGTAATCGTTTCTTACAACTTTAAGAACTCTATCTCCATTTGGATGAATTTCTTCGAATGTTCCTGTGCGGTGGTAACGGTGAAGTCGTTCTCTGTTTGGTGTGTCATCCACTTCAAATGTGTGTCCAGATTCACTTTCGTAAACGTGGTTGTGTGGGTACTTCACATCATAGGCAGTCTTTGGTTCCGTCCATTTTCCCGCCTCAGAAGTAGATGCAGTAGACTGTTTACTGATTCCTGCCTTTACCGACTGTGCAGTCATATCAGCAGTAGGAACATCTTTGTCAACATTATCTTTCTTCAACTGGACAATCGTATCATCGATTTCTTCGTTTCTTGCCAGACGGTTAGTGTCTGCTTCCTCTATACACCAACCCTTTGGATAATTTTCACCCATACTGTTGTTGACAACAATGGCTCCACGACCATCTTTGTAATAGATTTGTTTCTTCTGACCCTTACCCAGCATATTTCCTCTTGGGTCGAGTTTCTTTTCTTCGTCGGTTCGTGGGTCGTTGAAACCAGTTTCCGCGTCTGGAGTTTTTTCGGGTATACCACCAATCGAACCCATCATCACTGGCTCTTGTGCATTCTCACCATCTCGGAAAAAACCAATCACCCAACTGCCTGGAACCAACCCCGTAGGCGAAAATCCCATACCACTAATAGCGGCACTGGTGATTGGTTGAATGGGGTGCGCCCACGGTAAGTCTTCTGTTTTGATTAGTGTTTTATCGTCGGTGTGCCAGCCCAAACATCGAACACGACATCTACCTAACTTCAGTGGGTCATCGACATCTTCAACAACGCCCTGCCACCAGACAAATCCATCTTTACCCATAAATTCTTGCATAATTTAGAATCCCATTTTTTTGAGTTTTGCGATTGTGGTTGCGGTGCTTGTGTGATGAATGCCAATCCCACCAGCGGCTCTCCACTCCTTAATGTTTTTGATATGGTCGTCGATTAGAACAGCAGGGTGTCCTCGTTCGTCAACTGCAAACTTTCTCTTGTCTGCTCTTTGTACAAGATTGATATTGTTCTTTGCAATTCGAGTGTGTCTGTTCAACCAAGTCATCTTATCTTTCTTACCATCCTTCATCCAAGTTGGATAGGCAGAGAGAATGTGCAAGTCGTGCTTGCGAATGAAGTCGTATAGTTTCTTTCCGTCTGGCATCCAATCCAAGTCACGGAAAAGATTTGGTGCGGCTTTCGCAAGTTCTTCTTTCTTGTTTCCTGCTTCGGGTGAATTCCAATATTCCTTATCTGCATATGATTTACCAAGTGCGTCTTCTGTTCCCTTCAAGAATGCACAGAGAACTTGGTCCATATCACAGTAAATTCTTGGTGGGAGGAATTCCTTTTCGTCTTGGTATGCTTCCTTCACTTCGGCACTCGCTTGGAAGATTCCCTTGTTGGAGTACGCACCCTTTCCAAAGTTCTTTGGAGCGTTGTCAATAATCCATTGGTATGCTTGGTCTTTTAGCCCTGCATCGGTTGTCATCTTTTTTCCAGGCAACTTCAAAGTAAGATACTTGAAGTCTTTGATTACTACTCTGCCTGTTTGGTTAGGACCTCCATCGATATCCATTCCATTTGCGTCTTTGTAGAATACAGTGTGCTTCGCACCACCCAGAATGATATGAACTGCTCCGTCAATTTCGCTTGGTGTA